AGACATCGCATAGCGCGATTGCCCTTCTTTGGGATGCAAATTGGTTACCCATTAGATTCTACCCATTCTTGGCACGAACCGAGCTGGTGTTTTCTCTCTATCTTCTTCCGCCGCCAGTCTAAATTGCTCCTCGTACTGCATCTTGAGCATATCTAGTCTAGGCATCATCTCGGGCACTTTAGTGGCTATGTAGTACGCTAGGCCTGCTACGAGGCATGGTAAGAATCTGAACGTCATATCCGCTGTTTCTACACCAGCACCAGCATCTTCTATTCTACGCATACGCCAATACACGAACGTGTATATATCACTACTAGGTACAGGCCACACGTTAATCTCAGGGGCGTTACCTAGGCGGTTTATCCACAGTTGTATGGGCCTACCTTGTGATAACTTGTTTGGGATAGTTGCATAAGTACTTACACTGATACGGTTTATCGTCAAGTCAGACTGTAGGGTATCGCTACCTGTGCGAACTACTTGGTCTAACAAGTCAACGGTATCTGCGGGTAGCGCGTAGTTAGCCACGCCCTGAAGCAATGGTATCGTACCTTGGTCTATCGTCCACATGTTTATACCGCGATTCTGCCACTCAATAGTGAGTAGGTTCATCGAACGGCGGGCAGTGCGGAGGTCATAACCTGAACGCATCTCGCGTCCCGCTCTCTCCCACGCTTCTTCAGCTATTTCCGTAAAGTCCATACCAAAGTTTGTAGTGCCTGAAGTAGCCACGGTTACGACCCCTTAATATCTATACTATTTTAGCTGCGCGGGTGCCTTTGGTAGCACAACCGGCACCGCGAACTTTACCACCTTTAGCATACTTCTTAGTGCTGCCGGTTTTACCTTTCTTCATGGCCATCTCTTCCATCATAGCCTGCTTGTCTTTGCCCATAGGCATCTTGCTTTTATCGTTCATCATACATTTCACCTTATGTTACCATTTAGATTTATCGGCCCAATACGCCGCAGACGTCTTGCCTTTGGCTATGTTTTTGCCATGTCTGGCTTTAAAAGACTTACGCTTAGCTGTTGCTTTAGCGGATTCGCCTTTTTTTGGTTTACCAGCTGTTTTAGCACCCTGCTCACCAAAACGTATTATCTTCTCTTTGCCATCAGTACAAGCCTTAACCACGTGCGACTTTTTAGGGTGCGACGGTGTCTTCTTAGGCTTGTTACAAGCCATTTTAGACTTGTCTACCTTAGCAGTCATTAGCTATAGAGCAGTGTTACTGACGTTATGTTAGTAATAGTTGTTATTACTACCCCGTCCGCACATCTGATCCCTTGGTCTGGAATGCCCATGAATGTAGTATCATCGGCATCGAAATCAGCATCGAATACCACGGGGCCACCTGTACCATCAGTAATTGTTAGTCTGCACCTGTACCGGTAGATACGTGCAGGGCCCGTATACGGGCAGGGCCAATAGCAATTAAGCCCGTAGTTGCGACGCGTACCGCTTTTACATCAGAAGACATAATCTACCTCTTCTTAGCGGTTTTAGCCGCTCGTTTGAATTGTTTGTCTGTTGGAGCGCCTTTAGCGCCTTTCTTACGCATTTTCTCGTCGCTACCTTCAGCTATTCGCTTCTTCTTAGCGTTAATATTTGCGTATAATCCCGGTTTTTTAGCCATGACTAAACCTTCTTAGTCTTTGTGGCTTTCGGGGTTCTACTAGGCTTTTTGTTACCTGCCGTGCTTAGTGGCTTACCCTGAGGGTCCAGTCCGCGCCGTTTGAGCTCTTCACTACATGGGGATATAATTCGCATGTATTACTCCTTATGCGGCGGTTATAGTTGCGCCAGTATCACTACGTTTAAAGTTTGTACCATCAGAAAACGCTAGGATAGGGCTACCGGCGGCGCCGTTAGATACGTATATGATTGAGCCTGCACCCGCTTCAGATGCTGAAGGTGCTGACGCTACGGTGTAGGTTTGTGGTACCACGGTAGATAGTGATCTTAGTGGTCCTGAAAAAGTTGTTTGTCCCATGGGGGGTTCCTTATGCACTTGGGGCTATATGGTCTGTGCGAGTCAGGCGGGTAGTTACCTGTCCATATAGCTTAATTTGTACCCTGACCCTAACTGTATAACATATTTATGTGAAAAGCTACACAATAAAAAAGGGCCACTATGGGCCCTTTAACATGTTCATGTAGGGTGGTGTTACGCGCCCGGTGAACCGTATATACCTAATGAGTCAGAAACACCGAACGAATAACGCTCTCTCGCTTTATATCGAGAGTTGCCGGTATCAAAATCTCCATCCATTGACGTCGCTAGAGGCACACGGTTAAAGTGCTTCAAGCCGTTAGGGATGTCGGTAGTCAAGAACCAAGCGTTGTTATCCGTCAAATAATGGTTAACTGTATAACCTTCAGGGATACTTCCGTTTGACTTAATCGCGTTCAAGTCGTTGTCCGCAGTGCCAACACGTTGGTCAGTTTCTAGCAATCTAGTTGCTACAAACATGAGCTGCGGTGGTACAACAAGTTTCTTAGGCTTGGCAGCAATCAACAAACCACGTTCGTCAGTCCACTGGCTGATTTGAATAACGGCGGCTTCAAGAGAAGTCTCGTTAAGGTCAGCAGCGACCGCTGGGCGGTTAGAGTTAGTGCCACCTGAAACTAGCGGGTGGTCAGTAACGAACAGTGCTTTACCGTCGCCGTACGTTACGTTTGCGTCAAAACCGCTATTTAGAATAGCCATTGCTTTAACTTGCTTGGTGTACGCCATAGCACGAGCCAATGCTTTGGTATAGCGAGCTGATAACGAGTCATACAAGTTATCCTCTACTGCTTCTTCAGTAATACTGAAGCCCATTGCGATGGTTTCATGGTTGTAACGTGCAGTCCATGCTTCTTGTGCGTTGTCATACTCAATAGCTGAACCTTCCGCCTTAACGGGGGCCGCTGAAAAGCCTGATAACTTCGTCTCTTCTTCAAAGCTACGGTCAGAAGTTTCTGTTTCGAATACTTGTGCGTGTTCGTTCTCGTACTTACCGTACTCTAAACCAAACAACGCATTTAATCCGGGCAGTAGCTCTTTTAGTAGCTGAGCGCGTGAAATAGCCATAGTTAATTACCTCTTATACGCCAGTAGTTGAATTGAATTGGTGGCCGTCGTTCCACTTAACTAGTGCTTCGGTATACTCACCATCAGCATTCTTAGTTTCTTCAACCAACGATACGATACGTACCGGCAGTGTGTTAGTGGTCGCGGTTGATTCGCTTACAGCTACACGAGAGTTACCAGTATTTACATCACCAGTATTATCTACAAGAGCGGCATTAGCACCAACGTCAGATTGAGCCATAGACCCAATTGTTGCATTGCTAGACACGATAGCTACTTTAAACAAAACATCTGTTGTGTCTGACACATAAGCTTCAATGTCAGTAGCTGCTGTGTTAGCAGGGTAGTACTGGCTAAATAACTTATATTTTAAGTTAGGGTCTGTGTATGTACAGCCCAAGAAAATACCGATATATTTCATTGCTGCATCGGCGGCTTCACGTTCAACAGTTCCGCCTGTTACAAGTTTAACTGCGTCTCCGTAAAAGATGTTAGTAGCATAACCACTAGCAATCTTATAGTGGCGGGTTAGGCCAACAAACGATACGCTGCTCAACATTTTAACAGGGCGAAGGCCTGATGGGCCTTGAATAGCAGGATAAGCCATTGTCTTATCTCCTAGTTATTGTCCATTTCCAAAAGTGACTTTAGATTTTCTATCCGAGAATAGAGGCATCCGTGGGTCGTTCTCCCGCATGAAGTTATGGTCAACCGAGTTAGTCTGTGCTTTACTCTGCTGGGCATAGTAGGCATTACGCTCTTCTACAAACTCAGTAGGTGTTTTACACAACATTAAACCACCAATAACAATGTTGTCTTTAAACCGTTCATTTTCGGTAGACACCATCATAATTTCTGGGTGGTCAGTAGCTTTAACTGGTTCCCAACCTTCACGCAGTTTTGAAGATACGTTCATAGCGTCAACTTGACCTAGCGTAGCGATCCGTACCCAGTGAAACTGATAGCCCGGCTCCGGGTCAGGATTAGGCAGAAGTTCAGGCTTTTGCCATGACTTCGTTCGGGTTGTAGTTTCACGAGTTTCAATATCGCGCTTTAATCTGTTATCAGCCATTTTCGTTCTTCCTCATATCTAATGCAACCTGTTTGGCGTATTGTTCGGGAGTAAGCCCGAGACGTTTAGCTAGTCGTACTTGTGTTTGCGTGAGCCTAATTTTCTTAGGCGCTGTGCTCCGCGTGGCGGGTGCAACTACACTCGGTGACCTAGACTGTCTATCTGGTTCTCCTTCGAACCGTTCTGGGAACAACTTTCGCATACGGGAGTTTATAGTCTCGTAGTAGTCGTCTGACTTAGGGTCTACCCCTTCTGAAACTAACTTGTTGTGCAGCCCTAAGGCGTAACCTGTCATTTCAGTATCGGTGTGAAACCACGTATT